CACAACTCCGCGCTCATCAACAAAACCAGTATGAGCGTCGTCGAAACCAACGTTGGCCTCTTGCGGGGTATCATTTGCTACGCCACCTAATTGCATTGCAGAATCAGGATCAGATTCGGCGTGCGGTACAATGCAATAGAAGAAATGTCCTTCTTCTCCGGACTCCCTCTTATACGCTGAGGGATTGCGTCTTCCAAACAAATGGGTCAAAAATGTAAAAACAGGAAAAATGAAAAATTATGTAGTACATATACACATATAACTATTATGTAAAAGCTCTCAAACATGTACAAAATGACAGTAATCAGATACATAACTTAAACATCCTGGTATTTTTCCTTCCAGAATGCTACTCGCTCGTCAAACGAGTATGCAAGGGCAGGTACTTCAAGATCATGCTTTTCACAGACTAGCATCATCTGGGAGCGTCGCATTTCATAATGGTCCCTGCCAAAAGCAAACCACTCATGAAGTGCTGTTTCAATACAACTTGCAGCAACCTCTCTTGGAGTTGCAACGCTCGATTTTAGGTTTGAGTGTAACGATTTCCAAATAGAATTCTCATCCAATCTACCAATAGAATGACCAATCTCAGGAATAAAATTCCCAATACGTTTGATAAAATCAGATTCTTCAGGTGTGAGAAAACTTCGTTCCTCATCAGTCTTGCTTGGAAGCGTTAACTTCATTCCATGTTGTGCCAAGAATTCTTTAAAGTACGTGAATTCAAAGGCTTTGCACTCTTCAGTGACACTGCCAGCAGCATCATCTCCATAAGTCATGAGCGCAACGTTCTCTTTAAAATTTTTGTCGGGAAAAAGAGAGAAAAACCCCATGCGCACCAAAATAGATCCAACAGTTCCATTTACATCAACAGTCATATTATTACCTGACGTGTTCATATTATATGCCATAAGCATTGTACCATTAATATCCATCAAAGGATGCGCAATGTCTACAACCATATTTTTCATGATTGTAATGTCCTCAGGACTGTATCCTCCTCCAGCTTTAGCTAAAGAAATGAAACAATCCCATGCAGTTCGAACTAGTTGTGAATTCATTCGAACGTCATATTTGGAATAATCCCAGCCCAAAATACGCTCATTGTCTCCTGCGTATTTAAACATGTGTTCTGTAAGAACTTCCCAATCTGGGCTGAAAGAATTAATTCCAACAGCAGATTCTGAAATCAAAGGATTCAAATGCATAAATCTAGCAATAGGTAAAAAGTACTTCCTAATAGCAAGACTCAAAGCAATGGGTGCGGCTTGAAAAACACGCACCTTTTCCTTACCAAGTTTGGTAGGTTCATCCTTCAATGTAGCTGATGTGACTGGATAGGCTCGAATGCCTTGTTTCCAACAGTCAATCACCCGATCAAATTCTGCTTGGACATGTGGTTTTGGAATACGATCTAAAAGAACTTCACCTTCTCGAATTTCATCAAAGTGGATCGCATTTCCTTCGGAATCCGTTTTGTTTTTCTTGCCAAATAACGGAAAACCGATGCCCGTATTCATAGGCAAAGCATCTATATATTTCTTACCAGGGATACCCAATATGGTCTCCTTCAAAGTTAGTGGTTGTAAAACTTCCACTTCTTTGAAGAATTCCATTTTCTCAAGCATAGATCGCAACCAATCACGCTTCGCTAAATCCAAAAGTACAGGATCGAACATATCAGCGGGATTTGCAAATTGCTCAATATTCTTATTGTAAGCGTCCCAATTTGGACGCAATTTTG